CACACGGGCCAGATCGTCGCCCGCCGTCTCGAATGCCTCGTCGTCAGTTGCGGGATATTCCCGCTTGAATTGCTGGCAGAACTCATCGGTCGGCAGGCCGAAGGTCATGCACATGTTCCGGTTCTTCAGCCAGGCCCAGTGCAATTGGGCGTCGTCTAGCTGGTGGCGGATGGCGTAATCCGTGAACAGGTCAGGCGGCGCCCAGCCCTTTGGCGGCTCTGTCCGATACTCTTCGTGCAGGAACCACGGGAGGAACAGCGCCTCGTATGAGCTTTCGCCCCGCTTGGCCGCTTTCCATGCCCGGTGAAACCTGCCGCCTGGAACGTCAGCCGTGCTTTCAATGATGGCTTCAGTGCCATCAGCGTCGGCAAGGGCTTCCGTCAGGCCGGTCCAGACCTCGTCAGCAGATGCCGCAGGCCAGAAATCGAACTCGGATGCGTGCAGGCACTGGATTGTGCTCGAGCGTCCAGCCGATCGTGCGCCGGCAGTTGCAATCTTGTAGCCGCTATCCAGCCTGCCAAACACAAGCTCGTTGGCATTGGCCACGCTGGTCTGGGGCTTGAAGTCCGCGAGGCAGTTCTCGTGATAGCGCTTTGCCATCCCGAACAGGTTCTGAGTTGCTGCGTCCTCGTGGGTGACGATGTAGGCCAGCGTGCCGCGGCTTGTGCTGGTCTTGCGATAGAACCTGGCCCCGACATAGGTCGAAATGCCCATCTGCCTGCCCTTCAGGACAAGCATCCGAACACGGCCTGTGCGCTCTAGCTGATCCTCCATCCGTTGATGGGCAATACGCTGGACGCTGTTGAGCTTGAACGGCTGGAGCCCGTGCTCCTTGGTTCGGATCTGCAAGCAGCTTTCGAAGTAAAGCTCCGCGTCACCTAACAGGGTGGCATATTCTGCGTCAGTTAAGCCGGGCTGTTGTGGTTGGGATGTCATTGAGCCTCTGACGGATACGGTCGAGACGGTCCTCGTGCATTACGCCGACCGTTAGCTCCTGCCGATCAACCCAGCCGTGGTTGTTCTTCAGATCGAAGATGACGCCAGGGGTGAATGTGTCCTTGCCGATAAGGCGATTGTGCCGATCTGCTTCGATGCGGAGCTGCGTTCTTTTTATTGTTCGGAAAAACTCATCGCCGTATGCAGCATAGTTTGAGAATGATTCCTTGTCGCAGAACCCCATGAAGAGGCAGAGCCCTGCGAGTGTTGGCCTCTCTTCACTGGTGATCTGAGCGAAGTAGGCGTTGGCCTTCTCTTCGAATGCCTCTGGGGATTGGAAGAGGCGGGGCCTGCCACCCGTGTTGCCAACCGCGAACTTGTTTCCCTTTGGGGCGCCCATTGGTGTTCCGTATTGTGAGCGCCCGTCGATCAGGTTTGCTGATACGGACTGCGGCGCGTTTGTTGGGTTAGGCCGTTCCTACCGGATCAGCCGCGATCAGGTACATCCGCTGGGCGGCTTCATCGCCGGTGAGCATCATGTCCATTTCATAGATGGCCTGGATGAGAAGGTGCTCGGCCATTGTCTTGAGGTCCATCTCATAGGCGCCCGCGAGCTGCTCGAGCAGGCTGGCGTGGGTGGCGTCTACCTTGAGGGTCAGGGTTGCCATTGCTTGCCCCTATTTATTCGTCTGCCAGCTCATCACGCATCAGGACGTGCTTTCCAGCTTCCAGCAGCCAGAGCGTGTTCATTGAGCCCTTGGATCCTGCCAGGAAGATCGTGCCATCCTTCTCGACGCCAACCACGACGACCTCGACGAGCGCGCCCTTTGCCCCCTCGAGGACGATGTCGGGGGTGACGTTGAAGTTCTCGCCTACACTCTCGCCGTTGAGATTGAGCACCGTTGCAGTCATGTCGGCCTGCGGGCTGAGTTAATGAAAGTAACGCAGATGTGATAACTTTGCTTGTATTTGCGCCTACCGTTCACGTATTTCGGCTTTGACAGACGAATACTTCGCTTACCTTGCGAGTACGGAAGTGAGTACTTCCCCGATATTTGACATTGCAGGTTGAACCATCCCCCCAACAGCAGGAGGCCTAAGCCCCCTGCCGGATCGAGCGGCGCGCTAACGCCGAGCGGTCTGATTGACTTGAAAGCACAAGCCAATGACCTCGAATACTTCCAAACCCGCCAGCTTCAAAGCTGGTTTGATCTTCCTCTGCCTCTTCACTTTCGCGATGGGCGCCTTGGGCGTCTATGGCTGGACGCAGGCAGAACTCGGGACGCTTACCCGGATCGTGCTCGGCTTTGCTGCCGGCGCTACGGCCCTGGTTATCCCGTTCACCGTGATTGCCCTCGGGCGGTCATGGTCGAGCATCGGAGTTATCCCGGTGCTTGTGATCTGCATGGCCGTCCAGGCCGTGTCGTTTCACAACTTCGTCGGCACGATTATCGAAGCGCCCCACAAGGCCAGCTTCGATAAGGGACTGGAGCCTTTGCAGGCCGAAGTCTCCCGGACCACCGATCGCCTCAACGTGGCGCAAGCCGCTGTTGATGCCTTCCCGGCCCTGATCCTGCCAGACTGCCTCTGCCCGAAGACGACCGCGGCGAAAACCGCGTCTTGGGAAGCCCAGCGTGCTCCGCTGGCGCTTGCAGTCGATACCGCCAAGGCTGACCGCCAGAATGCACGCGATGCGCTGGTGACTGCCTCGGAAGCCTACCAGCCGCTGGCCCCTGATTGGGCCGTGTGGCTGGTTGGCGGTCTCCTCGACCTTTCGATCGCCCTGGCGATCTGGTCGCTGGAAGCTACTGCCCGCCGCGTCCGCAAGGACCATGAGCGGGAGGCCAAGGCCGAAGCTGTGAAGCTCGAGCGCAAGGCCGAGAAACTGAAGGCGATCCGGGCCGAAAGGCTCGAGGCTCGCCGGAAGGTAAAAGCCGCAGCGGCAAAGAAAGCCGCCAAGGCCAAACCGCCGCAAGGGTTTACCCCCTACCTTATCGCGGCAAACGATTAGCCGGTTCAACCTGACGTCTGACGCCGCTTCCTTCGGGGGGCGGCGTTTTTCGTTCCCGCCGTCATCGTCTAGCGGTTCAGCTTACGCCGTCGCCGCCTGCAATTGAGCGTCAGTGAGCGCGGTGTTAAAAATTGCGGCGCGGCGGAAATAACTAAACGGCTGTGTTGCGGTGCCAGTGTTGACCCCAAAGCGCAGAGCGGTCGGCGTTGCTGGCATTGTGGCTACAGTGTCTTCTGTCCCTGGAGTGCCGTTGCGGCAAATCTGGACCCGGTTTGTGGCAGCGGCTCCAGCGATTCGATAAACAGTATTAACGGCAAGGGCGCCTGCAATCGTCACGTCGGCCTGTGTGACGCCGCCGTCAACAACGATCATTCGCGCCAGGTTTGTTGACGCGACTTTCCCCAACAACGCGCGCTCGTTATCCGTTCCGTCATCAAGCCGAAGATATGTTTCTCCACCCGTTGTGCTGGACGCGCGGGTAAATTCCACGAACAGGCTGAGCGGATAATCGACGCCGGGCGAGGATACGGTCAGAACGTCTGCTGCGCGGGTCACTGATGCTGTCGTTGTCGGGATGTAGCTTGATGCGCCGAGGGCCGTTTCAAGCTGAAAGCCCCAGAGCAGAACGTCCGCGGCGTCTGATGTCGTCCCGCCTCGCGCCTGAATGCGGCAGCGCCCGCTTGTCGTTGAACTGGTGTTCTGAACCTCAAACCGCTGCCATGTCGGGGTCACTGTGATCAGGGTCGCAGCGACATTGCTCTCGTCCACGATCTCCAGCGTGTAAGTGCTGGCTGTGTTGGACTTTGCGTAGACAGTTGTTGAGTAGGTCGTCGCGGTGGTGATCGTTATGGACTGGTTGAGAAAGCTGAGATCGCTTGCGGTCGCGCCGCCGTTGAGTGCGAACTGAACGCGGTCGGCAGTCATGGTCCCGTCAGGGGCCGCGCCCGCATCCGCCGTCACGACAGGGACGGAGCCGACGCCACCGTTAGATTTCGACCATGTTGCATTGTCGAACTCCTGCGAACGCAGGCAGATATTCGTTTTTGCCCCTTCGATAAGCACGCCCTTGTCGGTGCGGCGCAGCTCGCCAGAGGCAAAGAGATTGAGAACGCCAGCGGCTGTCTCGGCATAGCCCGTCGAGGCGCGGGCGAAAGACCATCCGGGCGTGTTGTCGATGTCTCCGACGTCGGCCCCTGCAAACAGCGCGCGGTTTGTCGTGAAGTCCCAATAATGGAGCGGCACAAGGCCCCCTAGCTGGCCGGTGGCTGTGCCGATCAGCGAACTGCCGCCAGCCAGAGCCCCGCGAACAGGCGAGCAAACGGCGCTCCGGATGATGGAACCAACAGCCAAGAATGCCTCGAATGGGTGAGCGGGCGATGCTCGATGGCATCTGGCCCCGCCTGTTTAACTTGTCGCCGTCTCAGGCTCGCCGCGGCAGTCAGTTGGTTGCGACGATGCCGTCCATGCCCTTGTCCTTCATTCGGACCTTGATCACGGACTTGAGCGGCGCGGAAACTTCATCGAACAGCTTTTCCAGCGTGTCGCGTTCTTCGTCGCTCAATTCAGCGTCGGGCGGGATGTCGAGGGCAAGGCCCGCCAAGGCTAGCGCCGCGCCGGCAACGACAGTGAAATAGCCGTGCTGCTCAAGAAGGTCGGTGAACGCGTGAGACACCTCGGCTGCGACATCGTCCATATCATCGGTGGTCATTTGCGGCCTCGCTTTGGAATGAGGCCAGCCTGACGCAACCAGTCGCCGTGCTCAATCTCCAGCCGCTCGATAGATGTGAACCCGCCTTTCCCATTGCGGGGATCTGGGGATAGCGCCAGCGGGACGTCGTATCGAAGCTCATGGCCGGGCTTCGTGACCGTTCCCTCTTTCTCGGCTTCCACCCCATGATGAAAGCCACGCCGGAAGGCCGTTTCTGCAATCAGGGCGATGGCCGAAAGCAGCTTCAGCCGCATTACCTCGTCGGGGGCCTCTATGTGGATGACTGGAAACTCGTCCAGCATGTCGTCGCCCCTGTCGCGGTACATCAGGCCGTCTCAGGCTCGCCGCGGACGACTGCCGCCTCTGCGTTCCGGAAATCCTCGTGCTGGGCCGCTATCCGTGCGTGCTCGCAGGCGAGGTCGTATTCGGCGCGGAGATCCTTCATCGCTTGCGTCAGGAAGGATTTGCGATGGGCGGGCTTCATCCTGCGGAAGTTGCTGGGGAATTTCACCGCAGCCTTGCCGCCGTGGTGGAAGCCGATGATCTTCACAACGGTTCGGAGCATCAGCGCCTCGGGGTCAGCTTTGCTTTGGCCTTGGGCGGCGGGGTTGTGGATGGCGGGGGGCTGGACGATGCAGATGCAACCTTCAGCCGGGGCGCGACAGGCTCAGACTTCGCTGGCGGGCTGGTGATGTCGGACCACGCTTCCTTGAGCGGGCGCCGGGTTTCCAGCTTTAGCGTTGCCTGCCGGTTTACCTCTACCTGGATAGGCTTGATGCCCTCTCGGTCGCCCACGATCCGATGGCCTACCCAAAGGTCAATGACGGCAATGTTGCCTGAAATGATGCAGCGCGCGTCGGGCCAGGTTTCCGTAACCTCGACCGGCTGGGCGTAAATCTCGGCGTATTCTCTAGCCGTGGCGTGCCGGGATAACTCCTCAAGATGCCGCTCCGCTTGTTCGCGGGGCATTGAGGCGACATCGACGCCTTTGACGGCACGGATAACGGCCTGCCTCAGCTTCTCGTCCGTCACATCGTTGGCGCGGACAATGCCGCGGGGTTCAATGCGGGTCTTGCTGAAGAAATAGGCCCCGAATGCTATGGCGCAGGCCAAGGCCAGCAGCACCCAGAAGTAATCAGCGAAGCTGAGCATCATGGGAGAAGCCCCCTTCTCCGATTTTAGGCAATATTTTCCAAACGCGATGAAATTTGGCATTGCCGATCCGGCGCCAATTCATCGGGATGCTGGGGAGCTTGCCGCCAACTTTAAAGCCCAACATACCCTTGACACCTATTGTGTATGGGGTCGGACGGTTCGTCAACCAGTTGAGTTGTGGACAGTTATGCCGCCCTCACTACATCGCCAATCGGCATGGTGATCGGGTTCGCTCGCCCGAACAACGTCAGCAGCACCTGCACGTCCAGGTTCGTGCTTGCGATAACCTCGCCCCGATGGCCGGCGAAGGGGCCATCCTCGATGCAGACCACGTCGCCCTGTTCGTAAGCCGGGCGCAGGCGGATATACTTGGCCGCGTTGACCCTGACGGCTTCCAGATCAGCGAGAAGCGTCTCGACGCCCCCGCGCTTCACCTTGCCGTCCTCTTCGTAAGCGGCGCTCCACGGGATCTGACGCGGGCTACCGTTGAGCTTCACGAAGCCGTGGACCAGCGAGAACCGGGTCAGCTCGTGCCAGTTGATCTGCGCCGTACCGGGAAAGCCGACCATGACCAGACCACCTGCGACGGGCGAGCGCCAGCGGAACACCTTGCCGCGCCTGACCCGGTGCCGCGGCACGGTCGGGATTGCTGCCGGGATGCTGCACAGGTCCATCACCTGCACGATGCGCTCCTCTTTGCCCGACTGGACGCACATTGCGAACCAGCGGAGGTTTTCCGGCTCGATCACGGCGCGCGTTACCAGAGATTGAGGCCGGATGACTTCCGGCATTGACCTCTGTGCAACTGGCTGCACGCTGCGTTGACGCCGGATCTTCCGTTGCCTGTTAGACAGCACCGCCCCTTGAGCCCCGTTCATCTTCTGCGCCTTTCATGAAAAATGGAACCGATCGCGAGCAGGCTCAGGGCGAGGATGCCGAAGCCTGACAGGATGATGTTCAGCGACTGCGGCGCGTACAGAAACAGCGCCACAAGGCCGAGGATGCAGAGTGCGGATATCCTCATGTGTCGTGCCCACCCTGCGATCCGTACTTGGTCCAGAGCCACAGCCCGCCGATCGTGCCGGCCACGAGCAACCCCATGAGGGTCCAGCCTTCCCAGCTCACGGCTTCCTCCACGATCTAGCGACGAACGAAATGGCGGGGAGCGCGAGGCAGATGCCCAGCAGCACGAGCGACACGAAAAAGCCCTGACTGATCCAATCCATCAGGAAACCTCCTCCGTCTCGCGCTTGTGGCCGAAGATGCTGAACCGGTGTTTCTTCTCGGGCTCAGACGGGGCTAGTCCACGCGCCCAGAAGTCAGCATCGGGGTTCGTCGGCTGGGCATAGCGTTCAGCCTCTACGGCCTGGATGTGCGCCTCGGCGTTATCAACGACAGGCGCGTATCCCTCGGTCGGCTGGGGCTCGTTCCATTGCGGCTCCGGGTACGCGATGGCCGCAACCTCGTCGTAGGAGTGCTCACCGCTTTCGATGAGCGCCTGGATTTCGGGCTCAACGTCAGCAGTCAGCTCTATGGCTGCGGCTCGTTCGGCTTCGTCGTCGGATTGGTCCCGGCTTTCTTCGACCCCGCCGGGGAGGGCGCAGGCGTCATTGGTGGGCAAGGTGGCACCGGACGCCGAAGCTTCGATCTCGTTTGGTACATCGCCCTCGCTCTCAGCGAACTCGCTGGCGTCGTCGGGCTCGTCGATCAGGGCGGGCTCTAGCTCCCAGCCTTCATCGGTGTTGACGATGGGGGCGGGCTCGTCCTCGTCGCCAAACATTTCTTCTTCAATTGGCGGATCAAGCGGATCAAGCGCACGGATTGCCGTGTCCAGATCTCCGAACAGACACTCCTGCGCTTTCCATTCGCGGTCAATGTCGCGCCCCACGTCTTCGAGGCGGTCCATCTCCGCGCTTACTGCTGTGCGGCGCTCTTTCAGTTCTTCAAGCAGTGTCATCTGTGGTCCCTCTGATTGTGTGCGTTAGGCGCGTTTGCGCGGCTTATCGTTCGTCCAGTGAAGCGGCTCGATCGCGACAGCCTCTGGCGGCTTGCGGTCCCCGCCTGTCAGCGTTTCCTTGAAGCAGGTGTCGCAGTATTGTTTGCCGTCGAGCGTCGGCGCTTGGCAGAGGTAACGGAGCCTCTGCTGCTGGTCGTATTTCGTCTTCTGGCAGAACTCGTTCGGACCCTTAGCCTTCGGGCTCCAGCGTTCGACTAGGCGGGGCTTGGGGTAATAGGTGCTGGTCATCACGCGGCCTCCTCGTCGCGGTAGTCGGAAAGGGCGTCGTCTATGCCGTCCGGTGCGTTGCGCTTCAGCCATTGGCAAAGACCGGCGCGGCTGATGCCAAGCGCACGAGAGATGCGCGCATCGGTCCAGCCCTTCTCGCGGCAGAGCGCCACAAGCTCCAGGCGATCCGATGTCCCGAACACGTTGCGGTTGTGGTCGCTCTTTGCGTATCCGTTTTCCGCAAGCGCGCGGCGGTCCTCCCGGCTGATGTTTCTTGCGCACCATTCGGAGACGCAGGGCCTTGAGACGCCCCACTTCTTCGACAGGTCCATCATGCATTCGCCGCGCGCGAGGGCTTCCGCCGCATCCTTCTTGCGCTGGCGCATCTGCGCAGCGAGGAACTCGGGACGCCGGGTCATCTTCGTGTCCATCACGCTGCCCTCCGGATGTCGATGCGGACGCCTTCCGGTCCCTCGTCAGCCCATCCCGCAGACACGCGCTCGCATTCCGCGTCATCCTCGGTGACGACGCCTGCCAGCAGGTCGAGGATCGGCTTCACCAAATTATCAATGTCCCGCTTGCGCTTCGTGCGCTTGGCGGTGATGACGATACAGAACTTGCCCGCTACCCTGCCCGCCTGTTGCTGCTGAAGCTCCTGTGTCGCCAGCTTCGACCAGCGACGGTAGGCCGTGGATCTGACGCGCCCCTTCTTGGGAACGTTCGCCCAGCAAGCGTTCACGCTCGGCGGCATGGTAAGCTGTACCGACACCACGTCAGCCGCTGGCTTGAACCGGATCGGCGTGGACAGCTTGACGTGCGGTCGGGCTTCGATGTCTTTCAGGGTCCAGGTCATGCTGCAACGCGGACTTCGCCGCCCAGCGCACGCCACGAGATCATGTCGATCGACGCCACAACAACATCCGGTTTCGAAAGCTGCATCGGAGGCGGCGGGGTCCAGTCGGAGGACGAGCCGCCCGATTGCATCACCAGCAGCTTGCCGATGCGCAGGGAGACAAGCGCCGCGATCCGTGCGCGG